TACAAGGGTTCACTCTGCTTCTCCAGTGTTTGAAGCAGGAATGGTTTGGGCTCCGGACACAGCCTTCGCAGAAGAAGTTATCGAAGAATGTGCAGCCTTCCCGTTCGGTGAACACGATGACTTTGTGGATTCGACAACACAGGCTATACTGAGATTTCGTCAGGGTAACTTTGTTAGGCTATTGTCAGACGAAGAGGACGATGAGCCAGTGCCCAAACAAAGAATATATTATTAAGAGGTAATTAAAATGGCAGTAGGAAAGAAGGTAATAAAAGAAGCAATCAAGAAGGGTATTAAACGTGGTAAAGAAACATTTACTGGGGCAAAAATAAGAGCTGGTAAAAAAGATAACTTAGAAAAAATACCTGGGACTACTACTAAAAATTTAGGTAAAGGATTTGGTCTTAAAGACTCTACAACAGGAAAAATGGCAACTAAAGCTCAAAGAGCAAAAGTTGCTGAATCTGGCGGTAGAAGAATTAGAAATACCGCAGTTGGAGCAGCTACAATAGCAGCTTTAGGTTCAGGTAAAAAAAATAAACCTGCAACTAAAGCAGCCAAAGTAACTTTCGGAGAAGCTTTCAAAGCAGCTCGTAAGAAAGGCGAAGGAACTAAATTTACTTATGAAGGTAAGTCTTACACTGCTGTAACCAAAGACGATCTAAAGAAGAAAGGCTACGATGCCAATGAACTGAAACAGTACGCCAACAGAAAGGGCAAAGCCAGAGGTCCATTGCGTAGAGCAGGACAAGGCATTAAGAAAGTTCTTTTGGGCAAAGATAAAAAGTTCGGTGGCGATAAAGGTCTTATAGACTTTGTTAGAAAACCTAAGAAGAAAGCTGCACCGAAAGTTACACCTAAGAAAAAAATGGGTGGCGGTATGGCTAATGCATCTGCACCTAAGAAATACAAAGCGGGTGGCATGGCTACTAAAGGGCTAGGCAAAGCCTACATGAAATCTAAGAGATAGATCATGGCTAAAAAAATAGCCAAGTCTTTAATAAAGAAACTTATTAAAGAGATTAAGGAATCCAATCCTTCTGATAAAGAAAAGGAGAGATACCGAAAAGGAAAACAAGCTCTTAAGTCTTATGTACCTGAAATACAGAAAGCTCTTGATGATTCATATGGCGGTTCAACATTAAAAGTTATTAAGCCTGTTAAGAAAAGAAACGGTGGTCTAGCAACAAAAGGTCAGGGGAGAGCTTTTATAAAAGGTAAAAGATAATGGCAGATATAGATAAGGCAATTAACGTTGAAGAACAAATAGATCTTCAAATTAGAAACCGAACCAAGGGGATGGATGTCGAAGTCGATGTGACTGAAGAAAATCCTGAGATGGATTCTTTTGAACAGATGGAAGATGGAAGTATTGCCTTTGGCGATACCTTGCCTTCAATTGAAGATCCAGAAGACTTCTATGCTAATTTAGCAGACCTAATGGAAGATTCAGATATTAATTCTGTAAAGAATGATCTGATGAGTAACGTTGATTCTGATAAAGAATCTCGTAGCGATTGGGAGAAAACATACAAAGAAGGCCTTGAATACCTGGGCATGAAGTACGAAGAGAGATCTCAACCATTTGAAGGAGCAGCTGGTGTTATGCATCCTTTATTGGCTGAATCCGTAACTCAGTTCCAAGCTCAAGCCTACAACGAATTACTACCATCTCAAGGACCGGTTAAGACACAAGTGTTGGGTATGACAACTCCAGATACCGAAGGACAAGCTTCTCGTGTTCAAGAATTCATGAACTATCAATTGATGCAGGTCATGAAAGAATACGATTCAGAAACGGATCAAATGTTATTCTATCTACCCTTGTCTGGTTCAGCATTTAGAAAGGTTTATTACGATCAAAATTTAGGCAGAGCCGTATCTAAGTTTATTCCAAGTGAAGATTTAATTGTGCCTTACGCTGCTACAGACTTGCACAGTGCAACCAGAATTACTCACGTAATCAATATGTCCATGAACGACATACGCAAATCACAACAAACAGGTTTCTACAGCGATGTGAATATAGATTCTGGCAACATGACGGCAGAAGACCTCGATGGTATTCAAGAAGGCATAGATGACTTGCAAGGCGTTAGCCCAGATTACAGCGATGACGATACGTGTAAAGTACATGAGATTCATACCGAACTAGACATGCCGGGCTTTGAAGATCTTGACGATGAAGGCGAAGAGACGGGAATCAAACTTCCTTACATTGTAACCATCGGCAACAATAAAGTTTTAGCCATTAGAAGAAACTACAAAGAAGACGATCAACTAAAACAAAGAATCAATTACTTCGTACATTACAAATTTTTACCAGGTCTAGGATTCTATGGCTTTGGTTTGACTCATATGATTGGTGGTTTATCTAAAGCTGCAACGTCTATCTTGCGTCAGCTTATTGATGCTGGAACGCTTTCCAATTTACCGGCTGGATTCAAAGCACGTGGAATCCGTATTCGTAATGATGACCAGCCTTTGCAACCCGGAGAGTTCAGAGATATGGACGCTCCAGGTGGTAGTTTGCGAGACGCTTTTGTTCCGCTACCTTTTAAGGAACCAAGCCAAACCCTACTCTCTCTCCTAGGGATCTTGGTTGACAGCGGAAGGCGTTTCGCATCTATTGCTGATACACAAGTTGGAGATGGCAATCAGAATGCACCGGTAGGCACAACCATAGCTCTATTGGAACGTGGTACTCGTGTAATGAGTGCTATTCATAAAAGACTTCATGCAAGTCAAAGAATTGAGTTTGAAATTTTAGCCAAGGTGTTTGGAGAGTATCTACCGCCTAGCTATCCTTATTCCACATCGAATGGCAATCAAACAATCAAAGCCACAGACTTTGATGAAAGAGTAGACGTATTGCCCGTTTCAGATCCAAACACTTTTTCCATGAGTCAACGAGTCATGATGGCTCAAGAACTGTTAAGAACAGTACAAAGCAATCCAGAGATTCATGGCCCAACTGGTATATACGAGGCTTACCGAAGAATGTATTCTTCTATGGGTGTGCAAAACATTGAACAGCTTTTGCCTCAACCTCCTCAACCACAACCAATTGACCCAGCCAATGAGAACGCAAGTTTAATAGCAGGAATGCCAGCCCAAGCGTTTGCCGGACAAGATCACGATTCACACATCAATAGCCACATGTCTTTGTATGGAACGATAACCGCACAGTCAAATCCAGTTGTGTTGTCTTTAATACAAGCACACATCTATCAGCACGTTTCATTTAGAGCTTCTGAAATTGTAGACGAACAAAATGCTCAGAACCAAGAAATGCAAACCATGATACAACAGATACAACAGTTGCCACCAGAAACGGGCATGGAGTATCAACAACAATTGCAAGAGTCTGTAGCAAAAGATATAGCTGCCGTTGTATCACAATTAACCGAACAGATTAATGCTATGTTTATGCCACCGCCACCGCAACCAGATCCTTTGGTTGAGCTAAGAGGCAAAGAGTTAGACATTAAAGCGGATGACGTACAACGTAAGCGTGAAGAGTTTTCTCAACGCCAACAGTTTGATGCTATGAAAGCCATGCAAGGCAACCAATTAGCAGAACAACGTTTGTCTATTCAAAAAGACATTGCTCTTATGAAAGACGATATAGCCAGAGAAAGAATAGATCAGTCTGCTCAATTTAAAGCAATGGATATAATGAAAGGTAATAGGTAAAACCAATGCCTCTAAAAAAAGGTAGCAGTGATAAGACGATATCTGCTAACATAAGTGAATTGACAAGCAGTGGCAAGAAACCAAAGACGGCTATTGCTATAGCTCTTGAAGAAGCAAGAAAGTCAAAAAACAAAAAAGGTGAAAAAAAATGGAAAAAGTAAAAGGCGTTAAATCAAGCGTTAACATTAAAGATCAAGGCACTGTTAATTATTCAGATCTACAGACCATTGCTAATGGCGGTAAACCCGGAAGACACGGACAAGGTAATTCTCGTGGTGGCGGTATAGCTCTAAGAGGTACTAAGTTCTACGGCATTTGCTAGTATGGCTGAAAAACTTACCACAGCACCGATGCTTCCTCCTGGATCATCTAACCTAAATAGACCGGTTGGTGAAACAATCAAAGCACCCCCTAGACCCATGCAACCAAGACCAAGTCTTGTTGTAGGCGGTCCCGCATACTTTACACCTGAAGGCTATCAAGCTCCTGTACAACCAGAGCAAGCATTCATGCCGACTGATACCAGACCTGATCCAATAGGGGAAAACTTTAGAAGACAATATCCGGATAGGCCTATGCCTCCTCCGCCTATGCCTACACCTCAGCCTCAGCCTGAGCCTCCTTTTGATCCAGGACCAATAACGGGACAACCAGTTTATCCTGATCCTATTACTGCACCTGTACCACAACCAGAATACGATCCTTATGCACAAAGTGACTTAGGTAAAAGAGCATTGGGTGGTGAATACATTGACTCAATGAACTTCCATTGGTTTGATCCAACTACCGGTGAAGGTGGTAGTACAACAGAAGGTTGGAGCAGAGTTCCTGATTCAGCTAAAGGTTATACGTACTTAAATAAAGAAGAAGCAGAAAAAGCTAAACAGAACTTTATGAGCTTTGAGGACAGAGGAACAACTCCAGAAGTAGGAAGTACACCTATTACTACACCAGCTCCAGCTCCAACTGTAGAAGCTCCAGCACCAACACCTCCAAGTATGGATGAAAAGATATATTTAGATTATATGGGAACAGATGAAGGAGGGGACTATAGACAATCGGGTGGTAAAAAAACATACCTACCTAAAGATCCTTTTGGTTTAAAACAACCAGCTCCTATGCCAGCACCACCAATGAAAAACATTACAATACCTGGTGGTCAAACTGTACAAATACCT